AGGCGTCAGTTCCACACCCTGACGGACCCGATGCTCTCGCGCCACCGTCTCGTCTATGCGCTCGAGTGGCTGCCGTTCGTGCGCGACAAGGAACGCATGTTCCAGGAAGCCGAGGCACCGAGCGTCCCGCTAGCTGTCAGCGTACCCGAGCCGGTATTCACTCGGTACGCCACAGAGACCAGGGAGTTGGCCCCAACCGTAACGTCGGTGGCTAGCGGAATCCAGTTAGCTCCCCAGGTGAAGCTGACTCCGGCATTCTGATAGGCGACGGCTGCAAACTCCACATCGCCCGATGCCGTAGGCGTACCCGAGGTGACCGAGGGAGCCGTTGACGTTCCGGTCGCCTGGGCCTGTGCGGCTGTGTCAATCGCACCGAGCCCCTGGCATCCGATTATGACCCACTGTTTCGCCTGCCCAGTACCTGAGTAGGCTACGTCGATAGTATCGGCCGTAAATCCCGGCCCGGTCGCATCAAGGCCGTTCGCACCGGCCACCACCGACCACGCCGATAGCGAGGGCGACGTGGCATTCCCTAGAGCCTTGACAAACGTGTCACCACGACTGGTGGTTATGCCCGTAGGCTGGGCGCCACCCGTCCCACCGAATGCCATGAGGAGGTCGCCCGGTAGGGCCGGCCAGCCGTCAGTTGAATCCTGGGCCACGCCGGTAGTCAGGACAAGGTCTGTCCCTCCGGTGTTAGCTGCTGCGTCGGATACGACATATGGCAGAATATCCATTACGGTCTCAGCCACCTTCGCGTGTACTGCAACTGAATCGCCGAGCTACTAGTCGCACCCGACATCTGGAGCGATATCTGATTCGTTCCCCGAACCAATGGCCAGAGGTCCCTGGGGCTATTCTTCACAATCTGGCCCCACATATTCGCCCCATTGGAGACATCGATCGCGTACTGATTGCCCGGCACCGTACTCACCTGAACCTGCTGGCCAGAGGTCAGTGTCGAGAAGAAGCTGAACTGAAATCCGGTAGTGAGATTCTGAACAGTCGGGATACCCGGACCAGTAAACGTCCATATCGGATAGGTATCCGCGCCACCGTCATTGAGCAGGGTCTGTGACCCGAACACCGTACTAGGCGTCAGGTTGATTGGCAGCAGCGGGAGGATCCCGGTTACGCCAGCCACAGTCAGGCTGTACTGAAGATTCGTAGGATACTGATCATACCAGTATGGGTCAGGAGTATTCAGCGTCAGCAAATAGGTAGAGAACGCTACACCCTCATCAACAGCTGACTCAACTCCGCCGGTCACATACACAGCGATCTGTCTGGTACTGCCATCCTGCCTCTGGATAGCCAGATAGCCCGGTGCCGGAGATCCGGCCCTTTCGGTCCGGAATGAATACGCAAATGAGTCAAGCAATTCCATATAGGCGTTGACGTCGCCCAGTGACTCCAGGTACATACCCATGGCAATCTGGCCGGGCTGCGATATGATCATCTGCGGTGTCGCTCCGCCAGTCACCATCGGGATGGAGGAGAAATTGACGGGCACGCCCGAGATGCCGGCAATGCTAGTGCATATATAGCCATTGGGCAGCGTCAGGTCAGTAAGAGGCCAGACAATACCGTCGGGATCAATATAGACAATCTGCGGCGGAGGAATACTATCGCGTGGAGGATTCGAGCCGGTTGGCGGCTGCGTCATAACGGTCATTAGATCCTCCTACCTGCACGCTGCGACAATCCCCTGTGTACGTCAACGACCCGCATAGCGTGTCCCACCTCAGCGCCGAATGCCCTATAGCTCATACCATCGAAATGCAAATGATACGTCGGTCCGCCGAGGCCGTGCTTCATATCGTCATGCGTTAGCACGTACTCGGGGTGCCCCGAGGTGTTGATTCCGATCGTGTTGTTCGGCCACCAGCCGCCATCGTCGTAACCGTGACCGTGCCCGAGCACGCTCGTCCAGCCTGCACCATAACGCCCGACAGCGTAGTGCAGGCCGGCATAGATGTTCGCTAGCGGATTCACGCTAACGCCATACAGATACGGTCCGAGACCACGGAACGGTCCGGCATTGGCGGCAAACGTCGGGCCAATCACCTGCATCAGCCCAACAGAAGGAGTACCGGCCGCCCAGTTGCTGTCCCACTTATTCACCACGAGTGGGTCACCGCCAGACTCTGTCTGCATCTGGGCCAGGGCGACCCCGAGATCTCCAGCCGGTTGTCCGAGCATCCTAAGTACCTGAAGGACAATACCGGCGTACTTCTGAACGCCACTGCCGCCACCAACGTGACTGACGAGAGAGCCGATAGTCTTAATAACGAAATGCACAGCATCGGAGACGATTGTCTTAGGGATCCCAATCATCATCTTTGCTAGGTCACCGGCAGCTGGCGTATGGAATAGATCTGCGAAGGCATTAGCGGCAGCCGTCGCATTGCCGGACATTAGCGCCAGCAGAATCTTGCCACCGTCAACGGCACCATGGAACAGCTTGCCCAGGAATCCGAACGGATTGTCAAAGCCTTTAATCTGAGGCATACCAAGCTCGGCAGCCCGGCCAACAGGAACGCCACCTGCCTGATAACCGGGCACTCCCACAGCCCGGAAGACATCGGCCAGCAGACTTGAGTGCTCCTTGCTAACGACTGTCTCTCCGCGCTCCACAAGTGCCGGCACGATATCGCCACCACCCCAGCCCGGTACCCGGCCACCGGAGGCGAAATGCACAATCGGAAGCTTCGGCCCGTGGATGGCGCCCATTACATCATTCCACAGCCGGGCGATACCGTTGTCGTATACGGTATTCACCAGGAATCTGACCGGCGTCGAGAAGATGTCCTCAATGGTATGCCAGGTCTTCTTGATCGCTCCGACGGCAGTTGTGAATGCATTCGGGATCGTCCTGGTGACGAAATTGGCTAGCGGAGAGAAGATGTTGTCGTGTATGAAATGCCAAACCGTAAGTACGGCGTTCTTCAGGTCATTCCAGGCCTGCTTGCCGGCGTTGAAGAAAGTACGAAATGCATTAGGGATCGTCTTGGTGAAGAAGTTGACTATCGGTGCGACAATCTGATCATGGATGAAATGCCATACTGCTAGCGCCACACCCTTGATTACGTTCCAGGCATCACGCCAGTGGTCTCGGACGAACTCAATGACCTTACGGATAAGCGTCAGGCCGGGAATCAAGAACTGGCCCCAGCCGTGTGTCAGGAACTTCCATGCATCCTGCGCCCAGTTCTTGATATCCTGCCAGATCTGCTTCCAGTGCTTGGCGAAGAAGCCGACGACAAGCGCCACCAGAAGAATCGCCGCAATGATACCACCGAGCCCTGTCGGGCCGGCAACGATAACGATGATCGCTAGTACGGCAATCATGACTGGGATAAGCAGATGGTTCTTATTGATCCACTCCAGAACGGCAGCCGCAATGCCGGCCAGGATGACTAGGCCGGGCGCAAGAGCCTGAATGAACTGGATGATGAATGGAATCAGAAGCTTGAGAACCCTGATCCCGGAAGGAAGCAGCTGAACGAATAGCTGTGCCAGTGCCTTCAGCAAATTGACAAGCTGTGGCCCCAGGATCTTCCCGGCCTGATCTCCGAACTGGGCAAACTGATCTGCTAGCTGCTGGAAAGACTTGCTCTGAATCCACTTATCAAATGGCTTCAAGAAGTTAATCAGAATACTGGCGCCAACATGAGCGAATATTCCAAGAGTGGGCATCAGGTGCTTGAGTACGCCTGCCCCGAGCTTAACGATGTTATCAACTACCGGCGCAAGCTCCTTCACGACATCATGGAATGCAGACTTGATTTCGTGAATAGCCGGAATGAGCTGGCGCTCCTGCGGCGTCAGGTTTCCGAGCGCGGTCTTCCGCGCCGTGCCAACCTTGGACATGGCGTCATGGACCTTGGTCAGCTCAGGAACAGCAACGGCTGCAAATGCCCCGAGACCTAGGCCAGCCGCACCCAGTGGTCCTACCCCGGCAAGGAGCCCAGAGCCCAGGCTCGCTAGGCCACCGCCAACCACGCCACCCAGCGCCAGATTGCCCAGCCCGGCCTTGAGCTTTGCCCCGATACCGGCTGCCATTGACCGTAGGCTGTCATTGTCGACGTGCAGCCTGACACGCCAGGATTTCGCCTCGGTCTCTAGCTTTGCCTTCTTAATCTCTTCCTTAGCACTGGTGGTATCGGCATGAACGTCAACGTTGAATCCGTGGCGGAGATCCTCCTTGACCTTCTCCGCATAGATCCGTACTGCCTCCTGCATCTGTCGGCCGATGGCACGGCCTATCTCATCGCCAATACGGTCTGATCCAGGCACAACCTGCTCACGCAGCTTGTTGTGGAAATCCTTAGCGTCAGGAACAACGCCTACGGAAACTGAGCCTACGAATATTTCAGCCACGGCCAGTCAGCCTTCTGTATTCCTGCATGGCGATATCGTCAGGGAGTCCGCGGAGCCTGGGGTCAATCTCCTTGATCTCCTCAATGCTCATGGTACGTCTTCTTGACCTCGCGCCTACTCCCGGTCTCCGGATTGGCTCTGGCTTCGGCACCTTGCCCTTGCTATTCGCCTGGGCGGTAATCCAGGTCAGCGTATTCACGCTGTCCACTACCTGGGCCAGTAGCAGGTCTGTAGAGGACCACGGAGCTAGGGCACCGTCGCCACTATGCTCGGCAACCTCGTCCTGCTCGGCGTTATTCCTGATGGCCGTAGTCGTAGCACTCTCCGTAGGGAGGTGATTGACCAATACCAGGAATCGTCGCCAGCCAAGACTCGAGCCTCTGATGAATAGGTCGCCCAGGCTAACGCCGTAGTACCTCTGTAGGTCTGCCTCTATCTCTTCCGGCCACCGTTCGAGGATCCAGCACGCCTGCGCGACTTTCCCCGATTCATGCGAGCCTGTCGCATGACCTCCCTTGCTATTGCCTCCATCTGGTAATTGCGGAGGTCAGCCTTGAGGAAAGCCTCAAGCTCGTCTTGGTCCTCGATAACGGCCGCAGCCCAGTTCTGCCAGTCAGCGGTATTCAGAGCCGTCATAGCCGAAGATGACCAGTCATTGACGTGGATGATACTGACTACCACGCCTCCGACCTTTACCTTGATTGGCTTTCCGACATGCTCCCGGCGAAGCGATTCGTCGAGGTCATCGAGATCAATGTCAATTGCCTCGATCTCTTCCCCGGCGTCCTGGTGCTCTGGGTCATCCTTGATACGGGTGACCGCATCCTTGCCTGTCATGACGGTCTCCCGATCAGGTGAAGTACCCGGCAATGGTAACGCCAGAGCCGGTGAAGTTGATGTAGCGCTTGGCCACTCCGGTCACTCCGCCACCGGCCTGGTTGATGGTACCGGGGTAGAACGTGACGGTGAACTGAAGGCTCTCGATGTCGGCCTGCTGCTGCTGGTCATCACCGCGCGCCGTCACCTTGACGTTGGGCGCGAAAAGACGCTGCTTCTTGGTACCGTCAATGGCGTCGAACACCATGGCGTAACGATTGTCGGCCGGAGGATCGGGGATGATGTAGCTAGCGATGAGCGTAGCTGTTGCCGGCTTCAGTGGCGAGGACGCAACCGGGAATACCGGCACGTCGTCGTACAGTGCACGGACATAGGGGTTCATCGCCTCAAGCGCAGTGAACTGAGCGCTCTTCTGTCCGCCGGTCAGAATGGTACGGATGGACGAAAGCGTGCCTGCGGCCGCGATGTCCTTGGTGGTCTCATCCAGCTTGAAGATGTAGCCGGAGACGTCCAGCCATCCAAGGCACCTCCAGCTGTTGGCCGGAGTCAGAGTGCTGAGATCCTCGAATCCGACCGGCACAGTTGAGGTAACCGGGCTGGGAATTGCGACGTAGGCGACAACGTCACCCGCTGCGAATAGAGCCGAATTGTTCTTGACTTCTGCAGTTGTCACGCCAATTCCTTCCTATGCGGCGCGAATAAACACCTCGTACGTTGCTCCATATCTCGTGAGCGTCTGGTTCTCCGTAGGCAGCCAGCGAGGACCACTAATCGTCGCAGCCCTCTGAATCACTCCGTTCTGTGTCGCCTTGCTGGCATACGCGACCAATGCTGCCTGTATCGCCCGCGCTACCGACGAGGCTGTCGCCTCAGCTGGATCGTAAACGTCAATGTCAATTACCGGCCTGTCGACAAGCAGGTCACGATTGGCACCGCTGATTCGCTTGACGCGAATTGTGGTACTCGTCACCGTTCCCGGAAGCGAGGTGGAGAATCGGTAGCTAGGGAACGCCGGTACTAGCACAGAAAGCAGCTCAATCTCGGCATCGACGAATGTGATAGTCATATCCGAGTCTCCGTCGCTGCCCGCAGAAGCGTGTGATACGGCTCCCGGCCCTCTGTCCCGAACTCCACAAACTGAGCCTCGGGAGCAAAGTTACTCACAATAGCCTCTACCCGGTCATGCTTTGCACCGCCACGCTTATGCGAGCGGGTAACGAAACTAGCGCGATACCGGCCACGGTGCGGGTCATTAGCTGGGCCGACCGGAGAAATGGCCACAGCACGGAGCTCGATCAGCCGTGCGACCTCCGTCATAGCGAAGAGGAGGTTATCAGAATTGAGGAACTCTCCAAAGCCCTTATGGTCTGGCGTATAGCTGCTCATACCGTGCTCCCGGTAACGAGCCGCCCACGTGTCTCCACGAATGACGTAATCCCGGTCCAGGGTGACTGATCGAAATTGGGGCTGCCCTGAACCTCGTACCAGTTACCGTCCGGCAGAAGCATGGCATCCGTAGCCCGGACGTCTGTACCGTCCGGGAACCAGACCGTGACGTCCGAGGCAACCATCTCAGTACCGGCCACGACCTCAGTACCGCCACCCTGTGCGATAGCGCAGTTGTCTATGACCTCGTCTGTGTGGCCGTACACATCGTTGTGGCGTGCATCCTGCCCGGTCACGGTACGGTGCCGGAGCGTTACCGTCTGGCCATGAGGGAGCTTCAGGAGGGGCATCAGCCACTCCCTAGCGCGATCGTGCCTCGCTTACCCGCCCGGAAGTCATCAAGCTCGCTCAGGTCGGCGCTCTTCAGTGCAGCGACCACGCCTCCGCCAGTACGCTGCAGCCGGTAGCTGTAGCTGCCTACCGTCTCGCCAATCACTCCGCCGGCCATTGTTGGCGCGGTAAGGACGGCAATCACTGCAAAGCTCAGGACGGAGATTACCTCCTGCGGTATCTCGAGATCGCCGTGATCGTACGTCACCTGGAAGGTATGGCTGAACCAGCCTAGGTCGTACCAGAACTCCGGCAGGTTGATGATACCGGAGGCTGTAGGCTCGGGAACGGTAATCTCGTCAATCTGGTCGAACACATACCAGGTTACGTTCACGTCCGGGATTCCCGGAGCGCCACTCTTTGCCAGCACGGAATGTACGGCCTGCACCGGTGGCATAGGAAGCTTGATAACGCCATCCGAGGCGCGGATCTCAACAACGTCACTTACCTTGCTGACGAAATCGCGCCTGCAATACCGACGTATGAATGCGCTACCATCAGCCAGTAGCGCAGTAATCCGTGCTGCCTCGAGAGACGTAAGGCTGCGCCCCAGCCTGGCTTCTACATCGGCCTGCGTCGCCAGGCTGGGGAGCACCATCGTTATCTCCTATCCGGTTGTCGCGGTCAGCCCTGCTCGCCTACCTCCAGCGCAGCAGCGTGCTCGTCCTGCTTGGCCTTGACGTTCGCCTTCAGGTCGGCCGCCGACACTCCCTTGGACCTCAGGAAGGACTCATACTCGGCTGCCTGGGCGGCCGCCACAGCGTGCTGCTCACTGGCATGCGCCAGGGCTGCCTCGTCCGAGCCGAACTGCGTCGGGTCGAACCCAGCGTAGGCGCCAGCCGTCGCGTAGGACGTCATCTGGCTCAGAGCCTGCGCCGTGGTCGGGGCAGTCGCAGAGGTCGGCAGGATGGCACCGAACGGCCACCGCAGGCCGGTGATGCCCTGTGCCGGCTGGAGGATGGACACCGGGTTGACGGTTGCGTACGCCAGCCGCATGACCATCCGCATGGCCACGGAGTCCTGCTGCATCAGGTTCAGGATGACCTTGCCGGTGTCGTCCGAGATGACGCCTTCCGTGAACATCTTGAAGCTGATGTCATTCCGGATGCCGATGATGGACTTGGTGAAGTCTCCGGCGAGCAGGAGGGCTCCGGCCGTGGGGTTGATCCAGGAACCGTTGTTGACTTCCGACATGTTGTAGCCGTAGAGGTTCCCTCCGGGCCTCGCCGTCATGTCGGGCTGGTAGATCGGGATGCCCTGTGCCGACCGGAGGCCGGTGAGCTTCCAGCTCATTCCCGGCATGGCTGCGAATCCGTTGACGGTATAGCCGGAGCCCGCCATGGCGACTCCGAGAGCCGAGACGTCAACACCTAGGTCGGTGCCGGTTCCCTCGATGGTCCAGTGGCCGCTCTTGGTCGCGCCTACGAATACGGACTCACCCCAGGTGGCGGGCTTGTTGACGCCCCAGAGCACGGCCGAGTCGATCAGCGCGCCTACGGCCTCCGTGATTCGCGGCTGGACCTGCGCCCACAGCGGAACGTCTGCGTCATCAAGGTACGCCTCCGGGATCGGCACGATGCACGCCAGTTCCTCAACGACCATGATGACGTTTTT